GCAAGGCGGAACATCCTCCAGAACCACCGACCCTGCGGCAATCCGGCTGCAATGGCCGACCGATATATTGCCCAGAACCTTTGCGCCCGCCCCGATCATGACGCCGTCGCCGATCTTGGGGTGGCGATCACCATCTTCCTTGCCAGTCCCGCCGAGTGTCACCGAATGCAGCATCGAAACATTGTCGCCCACCACCGCCGTCTCACCGATAACGATGGAATGCGCATGATCCACCATGATGCCACGGCCCATCCGGGCTGCCGGGTGAATGTCGACGCCGAACACTTCCGACACCCGCATCTGGACGAAATAGGCCAGATCTGTCCGCCCGATCGTCCAAAGCCAATGGCCGACGCGATAGGCCTGAATCGCCTGATACCCCTTGAAAAACAGGATCGGCTGCAGGAAACGGTGGCAGGCCGGGTCGCGGTCGTACACAGCCACCAGATCAGCGCGGGCCGCCTGCCCCAGGTCGGGCTCTGAGGAATAGGCCTCGTCAGCAATCTCGCGCAGGATCTGTTCCGACATCTCGCCAGAGGCGAGTTTGAGCGAAAAGCGGTAAGCCAACGCCCGTTCCATTGTGCCATGGTGGAGCAGGCTGGAATGGATCAGACCGCCCAGTAGCGGCTCGCTTTTTACCGCTTCGCGCGCTTCTTCTTGAATCCGGCTCCAGACCGGGTCAACTTTGGCAAGCCTGACTTGACTCTCGGCCATCGCGCCGCTCCCTGTATGCCGCAGGCCGCCGTGCGGCCATTGCCACAATATTGGGGATGGTCCGGCGTTTTGGCAAGCCCGCGGCACGCGGAACAGTGCAACTAAGTGGATCGCAGGAACGTTGCCACGGCTGAACCGTTCACTGTTTCCGTTGACAAGTAGCCCCACGGGTCCGGCGCAGCGGTGGCGAACGCCAGCGTACGGCGCAGCACCTTTCGCAGTTGCAGCGTAAGGTCCGAGGTCGTCAAGTCCGGGGTAGCACCTGTGGCAAAGGTCGTCAGCGTTGCCGTAGAACTGTGGCGGATGCCGATCCAGTAAACCTGCCCTTTGCGGAACGTGACAGATATCGCAGCAGTTTTGAAACCGGTGGTGCTGAAGTCCAGTGCCGCCGACTCAAAGATCCGGTTGGTCGGCTGGCCCAGTGCATTGCTGCCATAGATCAGCAGCTTGCCCTGCGCCGAAGCGACCGCGGTTGACACGTTCAGCGCAATCAGATCCGCCGTCACATCGCCGCGTGGGACGAAGGGGAACAGGTCGAACCGGCCTGCGGCCCCCGCTGCCGTGGCTGTCGTGGAACCCGATCCCATCGAAGTCGAGATATGGTCGCCAGTTCCCGGCTGGGTAAAGGCGGTATCGTCTGATGCCAGAATTCGGGTCGCCCCGTTCAGTCTGGCCCTCAGTTGCGTGGTGGTAGAATTGTACCAAATCGTACCGTCGCCCGGGCTTACGGGGTCAGTGGACAACGGGCCAAGCCGGGCACCCTGCGGAAAGCTGACCCTACCGGTTGTCCGATCCACCACCAAACCGTCAAGAAAGACGGTGCCGTCCGGGCTGACTTTCAGCGTCAAGTCGTCCGAGGCCAACAGGCCAAGCAGGGCCCTTGCGCTGAACCCGGATTTGAAGGTGACCGAGGCATCATTTCCGGATGCGGCCTTGTTCACGCTAACGTCGATGCTTGTCCCGGCATTGTTCAGCAACACGTTGGAACTGTTGACGCTCAGGCGGTTGGTGCTGTCGGCGGTCGCGCCGCCAATGCCAAGTTGCCCAGCGGCGAGGTTGGCCTGCGGCATTCCCACCGACGTCACGCTATTGGCAAAAGTGACCGTCGGCGAATTGACAACCAGCGTGCCGCCGGCCCCGCCGACACTGGACCCCAGGTTGATGACGGTTGTCGACCCTGCAACTCCGGCAGTGCCGATATCCACAGTCTTGCCCGCACCCGAACCGGTCGCACCGCTGCCCAGACCGTAAGTCGCCGTCGCAACCGAAGTGCCAAGGCTCACAGTCGAATTTGAAAAGGTAAGCGGCCCCGCAAAGGTTTGGCTGTCGGTGCCAATGTGAGCGAGAGTCTGGCTGGAATCGGGCAGACCATACGTTCGGGTCGTGCCGGTCGCTATCCCGGAAAGCGAGAATTGCGCGGCCTTGGTAGGGTCGGTGGCATCGCTCAACGTTACGCCATTCGCGGTCGCCAGCAGAGTCGCAATCTTGCCAGTAACGGCATTGGCGACCAGCGGTGTGGCAAAGGAAGAGCCATTGTTACTCACTTTGAGTGTAAAATTATTGTTTGCCAGCAGCCCCAGCAATGCACGGGCACTGAACCCGTCCTTGAACGTCAACGACGCATCATTCCCTGCAGCGGCCTTGTTCATCGTCAGGTCGATGGAGCCTGCACTGGTGAAAAGGCTGTTGGTGCCGGAGAACACGAATTTGTTGGTAATATCGGGTAAAGCACCAACACCCAATTCGGGCAAATTGTTGGGCAGTGCGCCGCTCAGCAGCGACTGCCAGTCGGCAAGGGTAAAGACCAGCGCTTCGCCGCCGGTTTCGTCCCAGGCGATCCATCCCTCCATTGGCTGTCGAAACACCCAGGCGCCGCCGATCCAGACACCAACCTGCCGCGCCATTCCCGACCACGCACCTATGGGGGCGGATCCGGTTATATAGCGGTCTCCCTCAGCCGGAAGCGAGGGGGGCGTGTTCAGAACGCTGTCCTTGACCGATAGCTGCACGACTGTGTCCAGCACCGTCATCGCTTCATTGACCGTCACATGCTTTTGCGCCTGCGAAGGCTGCAACAGCGGCAAACCAAGTTGCGTGGTTTCAGACATCGATCACAATCCCCTTGAAAAGCCCGGCTCCATACCGGTCCGATATTTGCGCGACCTGAACGGTAAAGGGCAAAGTGACCGCATCAGCCACCTGCTGCCCCTGAGTGTAGGTCCAGACCGGCGTTGATACTGTGGTCGAACGAAGCAGCGCTTGCCCCTGCAGGATCTGCACAAGGTAGCTTTCTGCCGCTTCACCCAAGGGAACTTCGACCGATGCCCAACTGTCGCCGTCGATCCTTGTCCGCCTGATCCAGCTGAGTTGCCGGTCGCCACCTGCGGCAGTCACTGATTTGAGATGGGATGGCGAATAGGGCCGCAGTCCGATCCCGTCAAACCCATCTACCCGATGGACATAGGATGGATCATCGACGGCCCGCAACGCCGCACCTATGCGATAGTGCCGCGCCAAACCCCGCGCTGACATCGCGAGATCTATCTGTTGCAAGGCAGAATTGACCAGTACCACCTGACTTCCAGACGGCCATGATGCCGGAGCCAAGGCATCGCTGCCAAGCTGGCCACGAAGCCGAAGGCCAAGATCATAGGTCTGGGGCCCTACCAAATTGGCAGTGGAAAACTGGAACAATTCCCAATAGCCACTTGTCCCATCTCCGATGGCCATCAGATTGGCGCCGTTTAGAACTGCGTCAGTCGTGGCAGAGGCGAGGGTGCCGCCGAACACCTGCACCCTGAGCAGCGTGCCCCGATCCCACAACCCCGGAGGGTGCCGGAAAAGCGCGGTTTGGGTGACGCCAATGGTTGCAGATGCGGGCAAAAGTCGGTTCAGCACATATCCGGCGTCAATATCCGAACTATATACAGCCACTGATCCCGGCCAGGGCGTCGCTGTCACGGCAATGTGGGGCTCATGTTCAACTTCCGAACCCGTCAGCAGCGGCAGATCCAGGAACAGTGGATAGGTCGGCACCGGTGCCACGAAGGGGCGTGGGATGATCCGCTCTTCTGCCAGATCGCTGGGGCGATACAGACCCTCCTCAACCCGGACCGCCTCAACCGCGTTGGCCCCGGCTTGTTCAACGCGGTCAATACGATAGCGCAGCGAGCCCTGCCCGGCGTCGATCTCTACCACATCACCTGCCCCCAGATGGCTTTGCGATGGTGGCAGGTCGAACTGGATCACATCGCGCCCCACTCGCGCCTCGGCCAGCCACCGCTCGGCGATACCGCGCCCTTCGGCAAACGTCAGAACAAGTGCAACCTCGGTCTGATCGACAGACCGCGACACCTCGTCGGGAAAGATCGCCTCAGCGCTGCGGGCCTCATAGTCGCCTTCCGCCCCAACGAAGTTCAGACGAACCCTGCCGGCAATCTCCGCAGACGGCAACCGCCGGGTTTCCAAACGGCCGTCACGCTGAGCACGTTGAACCAGCTCTTCCGGTTGAAGGACGGCGTCCGGGTTGCCGTCGCGCATCCGGAACCCGATCAACCCGTCGCGTTCCTGACTGTCAAAGCCATAGGCCAACATCAGGGGCTGCAACGACGACCGCGCAGTTTCACCGCTTGACACCGAATAGCCGCGAACAACCCCGTAGAGTCTTGCGGTGTCATAGTCCAACAAACCACTCGCTTCGCACAATTCTGCCGTTACGTTTGCAAGTGGCTGCGCCGTGGTGCGGCCCACAACCCAGTGGCCTTTGGCATAGTTTTCGCCGTCACTCCACAGTTCCAGATTATTCGGAAAAGCCGGATAGGGGCGCGCATCCCAGGCCCAGATATGGGCGTGCGCCATATCGACCATCGCACCTGAATAGCTGGCGGATATCGGGTTATTTACACCATCGGCCCAGAAATCTGCTGTAGCGCGCAGATATTGCATCTGCATCAGATCGTCCCGACGACCATTGGAATAGCGTGGCACACCGGATTCCGTTGATTTCGGATCAAGGAAACGGTTGGGCTCGTTGGCACCTTTATCGATGGCGGCGCAGCCGATTTCCGTAAACCAAATCGGTTTGGATTGCGGAACCCATCCAGTCGGCACCGTCTGGCGCACTCCACCCGGCCGTTCATGGTGCGCAAGTGACCACCAGCTTTTCAGGTCTTTGTAACGATAGACCCAGGGTTCGCCATAAGCTCCATCGGTGATGGGTAACCTGATCTGGGCATCGGCTCCTTGAACGGAATCGTAGTACCAGTCAAACCCCTCGCCCCCGGCGATATTGGCTTTCAGGTAGTCCAGGTTGTAGATGGCACCAAAGGTTGAATCAGTATGCTCGAACCCATCGCGCCAATCCGCGATCGGCATGTAGTTGTCGATGCCGACAAAGTCGATGTTGGCGTCCGACCACAAGGGATCAAGGTGGAAGTAGGTTGAGCCATCGGGGCTCTGATAGCCGAAATACTCAGACCAGTCTGCGGCATAGCCGATTTTCGTATTTGGCCCAAGGATGGCGCGAACATCCGCCGCCAGCTGTTTCAGCGCAACCACGGTGACAAACGCATCGGCACCGCCCCGAACCTGCGTCAGACCTCGCATTTCCGATCCAATGCAAAAGGCCTCGACGCCACCGGCGGCAGCGGCCATCGCGGCATAGTGCAGGATGAATCGGCGAAAGGTGAATTCTGTCGGGCCACCATAGGTTACGCTGCCCGGCGAAACCGCGAAATCAGTGGGCTGGGCCGTACCGAAAAAGGCAGCAACTTCCGCATTGGCGGCAATGGTGCGGTCCGGCGAACCCGGTTGGCCCGGTGCAACAGACAGGGTAATCCGCCCGCGCCAGGGCAAAGCCGGCTGGTCGGTCGAACCCGTCCACGGATCCGCTTTCCCGTTGCCCGCCAATTGCCCCATCAACATGAACGGGTAAAACATTACCTCCTGGCCACCGGCGTGAATTGCCTGAATGGCTTCGATCACCGATTGATCCGCGGGTGTACCGCCGTAGACCGGCCGACCACCAGATTGCGCCACCACGGACGCGGCGGCACGGGCAATCCCGCTGACACTCCATGGCATACCCACACCGTCGGAACCGGTCTGTTCAACCTTTGGCTGGACCTGACAACTGCCGCAGCGCAGATCGTCGCCGAACCACGAAACCACCAGCGACACAGCACCGCAGTTGGGCAATTCCCCCCGCAGCATGTCGAGTGAGGTATCCAGATCGCTCTTTCCGCTGGGCGTATTGACATTGGCGGATTGGTTGACCCCCGGTCCGAGTGAATAGTGGACCGGGGTCGTGGCCAACGCATATTCGCCGGTTCCGGGCATCAGGGCCACTGCCTTAATGGCCTGCGACAGGTCAGGTACGACCCCTGGCTTGGTGACATGCGCAGGACGCACCACCTCAAAGGTGAACTGCGGCACCCGGTTGCCGAACCGCGACAAAGCCAGATCTTCGATGACAACATAGGCTATGCCGCGATAGGTTGGTGCATTGCCCGCCCCTTCAACCGCCTCGATCTTCGGATCGGGCAATTGGGTCTCGCCTCCGGCATAGACCCGCAGCGTAAAATCGGCTGCGCCAATCTCCACCCCGTCGGCCCAAATGCGGCCAACCCGGGCAATCTCGCCTTCACACAGGGCAATTGCCAGATTGACCGAGTAGGAAAAAGTCGTGGTCGACGGCCTGGGCGTGCCCTTGCCACCGCCAGACGTGGTAACGCTTTCTTCAAAGCGCGAGGCCCAGATGACCTGACCTCCCACCCGCATCCGGCCAAAGATCCGGGCAACTGCGCTGCCTTCGCTGGCACCGGTCAAGCGGAAACGCCCGACCTTGCCGGTTTCCACCGCTTCTGATCCGGCCCCCATCAGGCGCTGGTCGATTACCCGGCCAAGGGTTGCCCCGACGGCCCGACCTATCACGGCGCCGGAAAGGCCCAGCACCGTTCCGCCAAAGCCCGCACCAAGGCCCGCTCCGACTGCCGATAACAGAATCGTCGCCATCAAGAGGCTCCTTCAGGAAATGCGAAACGCGCCACGATGCGGCGGCGCCAGGGGTCGGACAGCGGGCTTTCAACCACCCCATGCCCGGTGTAGGCATGGATAAAACTCGCACCCAGCGGCGGGCCAACCCGGGCGGCAATCCCCAGATGCTTGGCAATCGCCCCGTCGCGCATACGAAACAGCAGCACATCGCCGGGTGCCTCCGCTTGCAGGGCCCTGGGAATCAGATGACGGTTGGAAGCCTGCAGAAGTGCCTCGATGTGCCCCGGCTCTGCCCAGTCCTGGGTATAGGCCGGCACCACCTCCGGTTCGTCACCGACCACTTCTCGCCAGACGCCGCGCAGCAGGCCAAGACAATCCGCACCGGCCAGCCGGACCGAGGCCTGATGCAGATAGGGTGTGCCGATCCATGCCCTTGCCTCTGCCACAATGCGCTCCCCAAGGTTGGTCATCGCATCAGGCTCCCGCCATCATTCAATCCGGCTCGTGTTGGGTAGCTCATCAGCCAATCCTCGCCCGGAATATCAGGAAAGCCACGGAAGTTACTGAAATTGTTAAATTTCAGTCGACAAGTATCAGCCCGCTTGTCGCACCCCGCTTCAAACCGCAGCACGTCACCGGTCAAGATTTCAGCCCCCAGTGACTGCCAAAGCTCGATGCTGCGCCCCGCAGCACTCAACCTGTCGTTCTTGACCACGCCGACAAGCCCGGTGGCGGCACCTGTCAGCACAAGCAACCTGCCACCTTCGAACCAGCGATCATCAAAGCCTGCAAAGCCGGAAAACTGGAAATGCCGGCGGTCAGACACACCCTCGGCCGGGCGTTCGTCGCTGTAACCCAAGGCGTCCAGATCGAACCGACACCGCCCGTCACCAAGAACGGCAGAGCAGGTCTTTTGATAAACCAAACCTTGCGGCTGGTTGAGCACTTCAGCCAATCCGCGCAATTCTGCACGAAAACCGCCACCGCTGCGCTCGATCTCCCCCAATGAGCCCCGAAACTGCAACTTGCGCGCCGCCACATCGGCCCAGTTGACCAGCCAGACCTGAACCCCGGCACCGTCATAGCGCCCCGCCAGAATATCGGTTTCGGTGAGTGCGGCGCTGGTCAAAGCGCCAACGGCTTCCGAATTGTCAACCGACAGGCCGGTCGACTGCTGCAAGGCCTTGGCGGTAACCCCCGTGCTGGCCCGAAATGTGATGGCGTCAAAGGACAGATCGCGGTCATGGTCGGTAAACCCCATCACCGTACCGTCACGCCGCGTTACAGCCCAGGCTCGGCAGACGGTCGTCGTGCCCAGCGCCAGATGGTCATCAAGTGCTGTCATCACAACCGCACCTCCACGACCGGCACATTCGGCACCTGCCCCGCCTTGAAACTGGCGACAGAGGTCTGGATGCGATCGGTATCGAACCGCACCGGCACATCAAATTCGAACCCGGCGGTAACGGGCGCACCCGGATCAGGGGCAGCTTCAAAGCTGATGATGCCGGCGGTGGCATCAAAGGTGAAATGGATGGTTTCGGTCATCTGCACCCCGCCTGCCCCCACCAGCACCGTTGCCGCAACCGGTTTGGCAATCGGGCGGGCATAGCTTTGGTTGCCCGATTTATAGGTTTTAAGGATCTGGAAATCGCGGGTCACACCATCGCCGTGGCCCAGCAACTGATCCTCGAAATGCGGCGCAGCTGACGGGATCGAGGATTTGTAGTCGGACCAGTCTTTCCAGCGAAAGCCGAACAACTGCCCGCGTCGCGCCTCGAAAAAGGCGATCAGCGCTTCCACATCATCCAGGCTGCGCAACCCCACACCTGCGTCATAGCGGCGGCGAGAGTCAGCCCAGGGCGTGTTGCGCTCTTCGAACCCGTTGGACAACGTGACGATCTCGGTGCGCCGCTCCGGCCCGCCGACCGAGCCGAAGCTCAGGTTGGCAGGAAAGCGAATTTCGTGAAATCCCATGGTTCTCTCCTACCGGTTGCGCTGGCCACGGCCGAGCGCGCGCGCCATGTCGGCGGCAATCTGGCTCTGGCTGCGCTGAAACCCGGTGACATCGGGGGTGGTGATGTTCATCACCACATTGACCGGCCCGCCCCCACTCATCGAAACGCCCAGCCGTCCGTCGGCACCGCGCGAAAGCGGCATGATCGCCTCAGGCCCGGCTTCGCCCATCAGGCCGCCGCCGCCGCGCATCGGGAATGCGGTGGGGCCACTGACGACCCCGCCTTTGGCAAAAGGGGTCAAACCGCTCATCAAAGAGTTCAGCCCGTTCGCCAAAGCCCCACCCAGCGCGCCTTGCACAGGCTTGAGCGCCGCCGAATAGACTGCATCCACCATCGATTTCGCCACAACCCGCAGCGCGTCCGACAGCTTCAGCCCGTCAAACACCAGCCCGTCAAAGGCGCGCCGAAGCCCGCCACCGATCGAGGATGACAGCGTGTTGACCTCCCGACCGGTGTAGATCAGGCTTTCCCGCATCCGGCTCAACTCGCCTTCAAACGCCGAAGTCACCGCCTGCGCTCCCTCCAGGCTCGCCTCCAGTGCCGCCAGCTGGTCGCTCAATGCATCCACATCCGCCATCATCGTTCCCCTGTTCCAAATCCGGAAAAGCCACAGCCAGTTGCTCCAGCCGTGCGCGGGTCAAAGGCGCCGCGGTACCTTCGACCCCCAGCATCAGCAGCAGTTCCACCGGCGTCAGCCGCCAGAACTCCCATGGCCGCAGGCCCAGATCGCGCAGCCCGGCCCGCATCGTCCCGGGCCAGTCAATCCCGGTCATGGCGCACCGCTTGGCACCTGAAAGGCGCGGGCCAGCAGCTCCGCCGCCGCCCGCGCCGCTTCCACCGGACCACCGCCGATGTCCACCTGCAAAAGGTCGGCGGCAGAACCGGTCCAGCCGCCACCGCGCAAACCGGCGACCACCAGCGCCAGCACGTCGCGGGTAGAGAACCGCCCCGCCTCGAACCGCTCGACCAGGTCGATCAGGCTCGGGGCGTCCAGCGCAGTTTCCAACTCTGCCAGCGCCCCAAGAGTCAGCTTCATGACATGCGCCACGCCATCCAGACGAATCGCCACTTCACCCGTATAGGGATTGACCATCAGATCGCCGTGAAGCTCAGAACCCCGGCCGAAGCCAGCGCCAGCTCATAGGTCGCTTCGCCATTGTGGCTGCCGGCATAGTCAAGGCTGGTGATCTGGAAGGGCCCCTCGATGATGCCGAAACTGGGCACGATCACCTGAAAATTTGGCACTTCGCCGTTAAAGAAGATCTGGCGGGCGCGCTCGTCGGCGGGATCGTCGCGGAACACGCCCGACCCCGCGATGGACGCCGATTTGACCCCGGCCCCCCCCAGCAGTTCGCGCCAGCCACCCTGACTTTCCAGGCTGGTGACATCCACGGTTTCAGCGTTGAAACTGATCCGGGTGGCACGCAGCCCCGCGATGGTTACAAACTGTCCGTTCGCCGTCAGATCAAGTTTGATCAACAGGTCTTTGCCGTTTTGGGCCACCATGTCCGTCTCTCCAGTAAAAGGGTCAATTGTCTTCGACGCGGGCGCGGAAGGTCAGGTCGATGCGGCGCACCAACCCACGGTCGCCGCGCCGGGCAACGGCTTTCAGAAACCACAGGCCGACCAGTGCACCGCGTGTTAGCACCAAGGGCGCGCCGATCAGCGCATCCGATACCGCCGTTGCCGCCGCCTTGGCGGTGGCAAATCCGGCAAGATCGGTGATGACACTCACCACGAAATCATGCTCGGCCCCGCCGCCGCTCTTGTCAGACCGGTCGCGCACGTCTTCAGGCCCGATCGACACGAAGGTGCCTTGAGCGGTACCCGCCGGCACCGCATCATAAATCGCGGCGCCGACCAGCGAGGCAAGGGCGGTATCAGCGGCCAGATGCTGATAGACAGCGGCCTGCAATGCGGCGGCAACACCATAGCTCATGCCCCTACCTCCTCTTGCGCGAAACAAGTCAGATATTGCGCCTCAATGTCCGCTTCGGTCACCGCTACGATGTGGAAAATCCGAATGCCATCGCGGAACCGTTGCTCCGGCTTGGGGCGCGAGGGCGCTCCCTGCGGGGCACCGCGCACCGTGATGCGATAGGCGACATTCGACAGGGTGACGAACTCGGCATAGCGCTCGCCCCCGGTGCCCGGCTGAACATCCGCCCACAGGGTGCCAAGTGGCACCCATGTCAGCACATGGCCGCCCATGCTGTCGGCGGTGCGCGTCACCTGCTCCAGCACCAGCTTGCGCGACAGGTTTACCGCTTTCACGCCACACCCCCACCCAGAATGCGGATATTGCGCCAGCGCTCGATCAGCGCGGTGACACCAAACGGCATGGTGCCCGCATCGCTTTCCAGCCGGTGTTCGTGATATTGCGCTGCCA